GCGTCGTCGGAGCCGATGTTGTCGATCTTCGAGCCCGAAAAGCCCATGGAACGCAGCTCAGACAGTGTGCGCGCCACCCGATGCCCCACCATGCGGGCGGTCGAGATGGACTTGGCCTCGCGCAAGATCAGGAATTCCTCGGGCGGCACGTTGTCGATGACGAGCTTGCCGCCCTTCATCGAGCGCTTGAAGGCCACGTCATACAGCATGGCGGGCGGCTCCTGAGCGATCTGCTGGAGCTTGGCCTGCATCTCTTGCGCTGCCTGAGCGGCCTTTGGATCGCCCTGCTGCGCCGCTTGCATGGCCCCCTGAAGCTGCTGGGTCAGTTGCTGCACGAACTCGGCGCGCTGCTTGGCGTCTTCCTCATCCGGGTAGCTCGTCTGGTCGATTGGCTCGACTTCAGGGTCTTCCAGGATCTGGGCCAGTTCAATCTGCGTCAGGCCCTTGTATTCCTCGCGCTTCTCTTCACTGCGCGTGTCCCACCACACTTTGATGATGCCGTTCTTCTGCAGCAGCGCATCGTTGAACCAAGTCGAGCAAATGGCATGCCCGTTGTTCTTCTTCATGAAGAGGTAGTTCAGGTAGTCCGTGCACTGCTGGGCTTTCTCTTCGTCGCCCTGCTGTGCTGGCTCAAACTCCACCACCTGGTCGTCGCCGACGAACTTCGCCATCAGCTGCGGCATCATCGACATGATGGTGTTGCGCACCACCGTGGCAACGAACGTCGAGCGGCCGGCGATCTCGGGCGGGGCAAGGTCCAACTCGGGCTTGCCGAGGTAGTAAATCTCGGCGCGACGACGCTGATCCGAGAGCTTGCCCCCGAAATACCCAACTGCCTGCCTAAGTTCACTATCAGCAAGCGCCTTGAGCGCTTCTTCCGTGAGCGGGGCTGGCTTGCTCATCAGATGGTGCAGCCAGAGTGCATCTGGCGCTTCGCTTCGAGGTAAACGGCATGGGCTTGCTGCGGTTCAGCGAAGACGCCCAATTTCTTGATCTTCCCGTTGAGGCCGATGAGCGCCGCAAACCCCTTGGGATGGCGGCTCACGCCGAGAAACCCGGTGCTGTTGTCAGCACGAGCCCTTTTCTGGTTCTGCGAATTGACAGACGGCGACACATCACGCAGGTTATCGATGCGATTGTCTCGGCGGTCGCCACTGATGTGATCAATGCGCTGCTTTGGCCATTCGCCATACACATAGAGCCATGCTAGGCGGTGCGCTAGATAGCTTTTCCCAAACAATTTGATCGCCGTATAGCCGCACCCATCCTTCGCGCCAGCGACGTTCCCAGCCTTGGCGCGGGAACCCATGTCTTGCAGCCACAGAAACACGCCGGTTTCAGGCGAGTAGCGCAGGCTCTGCTTCAACTGGTCAAGAGTGATGGGAGGTTTGCTCATGTTCGGGGCGCTTCGCAGCGATGCCTTTATGTTTGGTTATCTGCTTCCGAGATACGGATAGTTCAACGTGCCGCCCCAGTCGTCGTTGGACATCTGGTCTACGGCCATGCCCACATAACGGAACATGTCCGCATCGTGGCTGTGCTTGTCATGCAGCGGAGCGCCTGGCTCTCGCGTCTTCTCGTTGATTGAGCGCTGGTAGCGTTTCAGGCTTTCCAGCAGTTCAACCGTCTTGTCCTGATCGAAATACACACGAGGGAACAGCAAACGCGCGGCCTTAATGCCCTCTTCAACGTCCAGCATCGGGAGCACGACAACCCGACGCTTCATTGCGTTCAGAGCTTCTTCCGTGCTCTTGCCGGTTTGTGTGTTCCTTGCCTTCCCATCGTGCGGGATGAAGTCTGTCCCCCACCGGTAAGGTCTCTTTTCAAGCTCTGCGACGTACCAATCCAGCGTGCGGTGGCTGTCCTTGAGGTGGTCGATAAATCGAACCTCTGAGCCCTGACGCTGCACCATGCCGATGGACATGGCGTCGTTCCAACCCAAGTCCCAGACCGTGTGCACCTTCAGCAGCGGGTCATACGGCACCAGCCGCACCCGCTTTTCCTCGTACAGCCGCTCAATCTCGTGGCGGTAGATCGCACCTTCAGACACCCGCTTGGGCTGGCCGCCCCAGATGTTGGGGTAGTTGTCAGGATCTCGCCGAAGCGTGTCCTGCCGCTCAAGTTCAAGCTCGGGCCCGAACCACGGGTTGTCGTCCCAGTTCATCTGGATCACGAAGTCTTCAGGCGCCGCATGAACAACGAAACGCTGATACGTCTCGTCCGTCTCCATGTCGGGATTGAATGTGATCCAGATTTCCGAACCAGCCTTGCGGATGGTCGGGGTCAGGATGTCCCATGACCGCTTGGTGACGGTCTGCGCCTCTTCGATCCAGCACACGTCGCAGCCCTCAAACGACTTGATCGACTCGACGGTGTGCTGTGCCAGGCCAGCGAACAGGAACAGGCTGCCGTTCTTTCCTCGAATCTCTGTTTCCAGAATGTCGAAGAAAGCACCCAGGCCCATGGCCTGGATCTGGTCACTCAGAAGCCGGTGGACCGAATCCTTGATCGACTTCTGCACTTCCCGAGCACACAACACACGAATCGGCCTCTGTGCGGCAAGGACAAGCAAAGCGCGGGCGAACCCCCACGACTTGCCCGACCCACGACCGCCGTAAGCAACCTTCTTCCGCTTCGGGGCGAACAGCGGCTGAAGCTTCTCGGGGAGCTGGACGTTCACTTGTTGCCAACGAACTGCACCGTGAGGCTGTGATCGATAGCACCCGTATGCGTAGCTTCAACCTTCTCGCCGTACTTCTTTGGGGCCAGCTTCGAGGCATACCACTTGCGCGCATCCACACGAAGGCGGCTGCGGGCGATCACATCCTGATTCGTTTTTGGGCCGTCTTCGGTCAAATACGTGTCGTTCGACCCGTCATCAGCAATTTGCACGATCTCTTCGGCGAGGAAATCAGCCTGGTCCTGTCTCGCGCGCGCGTAGTTCTCCCGAAAGCTCTCGTGCGCGTCAAGCCACCGCATTACAGACGTGTACGAAGGCCGATCACCCTCGTTGCACCAGCTCACCAAGCTCCGGCCACTGGCGATGTGATCACAGATGGAGTCTGCGTACTCCTGCGAGTACAGGGAGGGGCGGCCAGTCTCAGCCATGGGGTGCTCCTTCGAGTGCCTTGCGGCTTGTTCGATGGTTGAAATAAGAAACCCGCCCCTTCGCAAGATCGGGCGGGCTAAGGCTGGTGGTCAGCCAAGGAGAAATTGGTGCTGGGCACGAGCCCAAAGCATTGAGCTATAGGGTGGTGGCTCGGCCCAGGGCACTGGGTTGGCGAACGAGGTAGGAATCGAACCCACAACCCCCGACTTTGGAGGACGGTGCTCTGCCAGTTGAGCTACTCGAACGCGAAAACGAAAAAGCCGCCGAGATTGCTCAGGGCGGCCTATGGGTTGATGGTGACCAACCTAGGAGGTCCATCGGTTGGCAGCGTGACAGCATTACCTGCAGAGACCGGATCTCCCCTCATGCATTCACCATCACGGCTGCGGACTCTCGCCACCCTCTGCACATGCCGGCTGGCAAAGCTTTGAGTCTATGAATCCGCATGCGTGATGGACCGCTTCTCCCCTTCCGCCGACGCCCCAGCATCCTCACGGAAAGTTCGATTTATGCGATATGCGCGGTCGATTGCGCGCGATCCTAAAGCATATTGCCTTTCAGCACAACTACTTTCGGCGATTAACGAGCATCGTCCTTCCGCCATGCACGAGCGCGGCCAGGACCTCGTAGGTCACAGCCAGTTCCCTGGCGGCAACGGCTGGCGAGGTCTTGAAGACGTAGCTCCACCGCAGGGCGTCCCGATTCTTCGCCGGCAGATCGGCCACAGCCTTCTCGATGGCGTGCCCGTCCAGCTGGTCGAGCGGGTCGCTCAGTTCGGGGGCGTGCCACTGCCTGCCGTGGGATTTGCCCATCTTCCAGATCGGCCCCATCCACTGCGGGCGGCGGACTGCGACATAGCGCGCCCAGTTCTCGAGTCTTTTGTGGATGGCGTGGTGCTTCGGGTCCACCAGGTGGAAGTCGATGGGTTCTGGTCTTGTTTTCATCAGCATTTCTTGCCCTTCAGCCGGTCGTTCAGCAACTCCAAGTCGAAGATCAGCACCTCGACAGCGCCCTTCATCTTTGAAAGCTCGTCGTAGTAGATGTAGGAGGAGCGACCGTGGAGCGCCACCCGGGTTGAGTAAATAGCCTCGGCCTCCACGAGTCGGCGGGCCACATCCTTGGCCTGGCGCTTAAGCCACCATCTCCACAGCCGCCTCACTTCCCCGCCTCCAACTGGTAGCCGCGTGAGATCTCAGGCCACGCCTCCATTGCCTTGGAGACGACCGATTCCATGCTGACGCCGTACCAGATACAGAAGCCGATTGGCGTTGCCGGGTAAATCTGCAGCTTCCAAATCGTGTTCTGGTCCTTCATCGCATTCAGTTCTTCTGGGTTGACCCCCTCCCAGTCGCGCGCATCGCCATATTCCTCAATCCATTGCCGGGCCGTGGCGTAGTTGCAGGCGTGATCGTCATCACGCGCGAGCGTGAATGAGTTGCACTGCAACCCGGTCAGCCAGTCGAACATTTCTTCTTTGGTCATCGCGCGGCCTCCAATACAGGCGACCCGCCATAAAGCCTCTTGGCCTCCGCAATGTCCTTGGCCGGCCCGAGCTCCCTCCATGAGATAGCGAACCACTCCTTCCTGACGAACTCTCCTGTTCTGCGGTCGATGTCGGTGAAGGTCTGACCTGTGGGGGTGCGGACGATTTGAAGGGCGATCATGGGAGTTCCTTTCTTGGGTTCACGCTTTAAGTTTGTCGATGACGCCGAGCAGCGTCTTGTTCGCGGCCAGCAGGGTTTCAATGCTCCCGTTCTGAACGTCTACCAACTCCATCAGCGTTCCAATGAGGCGAGTTACCTCAAGTGGTAGCGTGTCGAACTCCTTCTGTAGGGCGTTCATATCGGCGATGAAGGAGGCGGCTTTCATGCTTGACCCCTTTTGAGTTCCATCGGCCCGCGTGATCAAACGCGCGTGTAGCCGTCTTCAAAGGCTTTGGCTGGGCTAAAGGACGAGTAGCCGTCCCCGTAGAGCACGTAGTAGCCACCGACTTTGGGTTTGTGCTTTTCGTGCCATTCCGGCAGAAGCGTGACCACCCCTCCAATCTCGCCCAGCAAAAGGTCTGGCATGTCGGCATTGCCATTGCCTCGAAAGCCGGTGATCTTTGCGGCGCGTACCACCTTGTGGCTACGGTATTCGGGCAGCTCAACGCTCACGCTCATTTCTTCATTCATTTCGTAGCTCCTTTAAGTTGCTTCAGTCGTTGCACAAAATCTGCCTTGATGGCGATCAATTCGTCTCGCTCCCATTTGTGCAGGGGGTGCGCGCACTTGAGTGCATCGACCCGCTCGTCGCCGATGCGCCTGCGAAGCTCTTCCTCGAACCGCTGCGAGACGGTGCGTTCCTTGTGGGCGAACTTCCCGCTTCCGGCGTTGCATGACTTGCATTGCTTTGCCACGTTGTCTTCGTTGAACCGGAGTTCTGGGTAGGCGCCGCGGCTCAGGAAATGGCCTGCGTCCCATTGGCCGCCTGTTGTCATCGGCGGGTTGACTACCCCGCAACTCACGCATGGCAAGTCGGCATCCCGGGCGCGGATCCAGGCGTTGAAGGGAACTTGCACCTCGGCCAGCAATTCCCGGATCGGCATCTGGTCTTGCTTCTTCTTCCGATCCAGCGCTCGCTCCTTCTTCTTCTCCACCCTCACCCACCTCAGCGCACAAATCTGCGAGCAAACGCGCGAGGTGGACGAGAACGGGCGGAACTGCGTGCCGCACTGGGCGCAGGTCTTTTCTTTGAGGGTGGTGGTCAGCACGGTGCGTCACCCCAACTCTTCGGCACATGCAGTGTGAGCCCGCGTTCGGCGGCGTAGGCGTTCAGCCACTCGATGAAGGCAGCGGCCAGGCGGATGGTGAAAGTGCGCGACTGCTCGCCCACCGCCACGAAACCCGCATGGTTCAGCGCCGGCAGCAACTGCATCTCGCCGAACTTGGCCCACTCGCCGGCCAGTTCCGGCATGTCCTTCGTCTCGTGCTTGAAGGCATCGATCAGAAGGCGCTTCCAGGACTCGGCATCCAACTTCTTGCCGTAAAGCTGGTCCTGCTTGGCGATGTCGGAAATGATCGCGTGGAAGTGGGCGTTCTGCCCTTCCCTGCGGGTTTCTTCGCGGACGGTCAGGCGGTAGCGGTGCCCGGCCATGGTTCCGGGCTTCACCGTGTTGGTGTAGATCGCCGTGATAGCGGCGTGGGCCTGCTGCGGATTGATGAGGGCTACGCTGGTCATTTCTGCCCCCAAGCCCGATGCCAAGCCCACCACCCAGCCGTCCAGCTCGGATGCGGGCACGATTCCTTGTCCTGGCCAGCCGCTTTTGCAGCCTTCACTTGCTCGCCGACGATGTGATCGATGTCAGGGCGCCATTCGTTGACGTTGGCGGTTCGGTACATGGCGGCTCCGGGGTAGATTTCCTCGAGCGCTCGCGCATTGCTGTCTCGAGCAGCATCGGGAGTTCCGCCAGTTCCGGGCGCTTCGCCAGTTCCTTGGCCCGGCTCCATGCGTAAGCCTTCCAGCCGTCCGGGTAGTCCTCCATCAGCCATAGGAGGTGCGTCAGGTGTTGATCGAGATTCATGGCAGTTCATTCCCATGGCCTCCAGCCCTTCATGATGGCGGCGCAAGCAACGGCACCGATGGCGAGCCAGAAGCCCAGCCACGCGATGCCCTCGCCAATTTCCTTTGCGGCTTCGGCGCTCATGCCATCGCTCCCCATGCAGCCTGAAGCTCGGGGCGGGACGCAACAGCGTCAGCCACCATTGCGTCTTGACGCGACGGCACGAGTGGCCGTGTCCGTGGCCGGCCTCTGGGGCGCTTGGGCTGATCTGCCAAGGCTGCCTTCGCGGTCGCTCGCTTGGTGCGGGCTGCATTTTTTTGAGACACAACGCGGCCGGCATCAGTGACCTTGAAGGGGCGGTCTACTGCCTCTATGGCCTTGCGAACACGCAGCGAGTGCATCGCTTCGTGGACTTGCTTCAGCGTCATCCCGGTTGTCTCAACCAGTTGGTTGTATGACAGGGGGCCGCGATCGATCAGCAGCTTCAGGAGGATCATGGAATGGCTCATGGCAAATTCGTCCGCTGCCGATTGGCGAACCGCCACTTGCCCACCGCATTGCGCTCCAGATGGCCGGCATCACCCAGCGCACGCATGTATTTCTGCGCGACCTGCTCAACCACTCCGAAGCGCTCGGCAACGCAGGCCTGCGGCGGAAGCTGGTCGTTCTCTTCGAAGAACTCATGGCAGTACGCAAGAACCTCCACGATCCTTGCTTGCAAGGCGGCACGCAGATAGCCGCCCTTGCCCGGGATGCCGGTTGCATACGCCCGAGGCTTCCTGACCTTCGGTGCTTGGACGACCTGAAGCCGGGCGCGATGCTTCGGCGATGGGAGGCCGCGGAGTTGCGCGGCGATGCGATTTGCCGCTTGGCATTCGGCGCTGAATTCGCTCATGCCGCGACTCCCAGCGCATCACGCGCCATTGCCAAGCTGGCGCGCGTGGCTTTGAACTCGCCGCTTTCGTGGCGGGCTACCAGACGGCGTGCCCAGTCGCGGGAATCGACGGGAGGCTTGCCTTCGATGATCGGAGTGATGCGCGCCAGCTCCGCAGCAATGCGCGCCTTCCCGGCAATGGACGGCTCGATACGCGGCACTTCGTCTTCCGGTGCACGCCGTGCGAGGTTGCGGAACTCAAGAACGGTCGGCGGCTTTTCGGGCGGCAGGTTCTGCAGAGCCCATGCGATGGCTTTCGGAAACCGCTCGTAGCCATCAAGCTCGTGGCCCCAGTCCGACTTCACGGCGTTCATGTCGATGTCCTGCCATCGGCGAAGGAACGACTGCCCGTAGGTCAGCGTCAGCTTGTCAAAAATGCGATCAACCCAAGAGGCGGGGAGCGACATTGGAAGCCTCCATTTCGGCAAAGAACTGCGTTGCGGGAACCACGCCGGCTGCAACGCCTGGCGCAGCTTGTTGGGTGCGTGCGCGCTGCTCGGCACGCCATGCGGGCTCGTTGGCGCCGCGCTGCCCCACAGACCGCATGCAAGCGGCCTTCAGGTACTCGACTGGGTTTGCGGGTCGCTCCACGACAGCGGCGCGCACGACCTCGACCACGATCAGTTCGCCGTAGTCCTTGACCAGCTTCCCGACGAACGATCCGCATTGCGCTACAGGCATTCCGGATTGGCTCAGCAACGACTTGCCTGCCTTCCACAATTCGTCCTTCGACATGTCGGCATCGGCGGCAGCGCCGCCCGTTCCGGTAGGAACGGAATAACTGGGATTGGTAATGGGATTGGGATTGGGAGCTTGTGAGTTGCTTTTCTGTGGGTTCCCAGAAATAACCGGGTGGGTTTCTTCTGGGTTATCTGTGGGTTTCTGCTTCGGGGGCCTTCCGCCCTTCTTCCCATTCACCCTGGCGCGCTCTGCAGCTTCGCTGGCTTTCACGATCTCGGCTTCGCAACGTGCGTGCGTCCATCCGGCATCGGTCAGCGTGAAGAACTCGGCGAGCACTGTCTCGACTGCCTTGCGCTCGTCCTTCGATTGCGCGCGCACAAGGCGGCATGCCTGCGCCACTTCGGCGGGCAGTGCCTGTTCGCGGCTGTAGTACACATCGAGAAGGCGCCGGTACGCGCAGTCCTCCTGCCACGTCAGATGCGCCGTGGCAGTGAGGTAGTCCCCGATGTGGTGGGGGTAGAAGTTCAGACGGCCTCCCAAACCCGGCACGAGTTCCAGACAACCGGATTGCCCACCTCGTCCTTCACCTGGCGAATGCGACCAGCGCGCTCGAGTTCGACAACCCGGCGATCCACTTGAACGACCGTGAGGCCAGTCATGCCGCCGATGCCAACAGGGCTCATGCGGCCGTGCTCCTTGAGTGCTTCGACGATGCGGTTGCCATGGCTGTCAGCGAAGCGCACGGACATTGCCGCAGCTACGTGGCTGGTAGATGGGTCACTGCGACGTGCGCGCGGCATGTCGAGCATTTGGATGGGGAGGTCCATGTCAGATCCCCCCGAGCCGGATGGCCTGGCGCCGATGAAACGAAGCCTCGCCAGCCTTCTGGCCTTCAACCGGGTAGCAGTAGTGCCTTGCGGCTGTGCTGCGGTCCATGCGGTGGGGGCGAAGCTGGTCGGCCAGGATGCTGGGGGTTCCGCGCCAGTTGAAGGGACTCGGGGCCGGGAGTTCGACGGCGTGCTCGATGGTTGGGAAGGGGCTGGGGACGCTGTGCATCCAGTTCGCGGTTTCGTCCATGTCGTCGCACATGGCTTGGGTGATGTCGTGGTTCATATGGCTCTCTGTTCAATGAATTCCGTGTCGGTCTTGTCCCGCTTCTTGAAATTGCAAGGAGCGCAGGACGCGACGAGGTTTGACCTTTCGTTAGTGCCAAACAGGGCCTTGGGCATCTTGTGTTCGATGTGCCAGCGGCCGTCGAGCGTCAGCGCCGTGCTGCAGTAGTGGCACTTGCCATCCGACTTCTCGAAGATCTGGCGGCGGCGCTTGGGGATTTGCTTTGCGATAGGGACCACTGTTGATTGGCGCTCGGCAAACCAACGGTCGCGGGCCTCTTTTGCCTCGGCCTCTTCTTGCGCCTTCTGCTCGGCGCGCTTGAGCACCAATTGCTCAAGGAACTGGGCAAGGAACAGAGGGGAGACATACGAGAGAGCCTTGCGCGCTTGATCGAGTGCTTCTGGCTGCGATCGTCCAGTGCCAAGCACCAACCATGTCCGAGCCTCCAGCACGAGGTAGTCAACCTTGTCCAGGCCGTTGGAAACGTATGCGTGGGAGGACAGAAGAAACCGACCATGCCCGAAGACACCACCCATCAAAGGCTTCGTCCGAACGTTGCTGCCAAGTTTGATTAACAAACGGCCGATCTCTGCCATGTTCTCCACAAAGAGTTTGTGCAGCATGGACTGGTGTTCGTCCGAAAGAGGTTGAGGCAGCTCGAGAAGTTGCGGGAGATTCATGCCGCAGCCCTCAGCAGCTGCATTTCCTCAACCACGGTCAGCTTCGCGCCAACGTTGTGCCATTGAGAAATCGCGGTATTGCCGCAAACCCATTCGAAGGCGCGGACAGCCGACCCCGGGAGATCGCGCTGGCGTTCGCTGTCATGCAGGTAGCAGGTCACATGCGGCGCATACAACCCGGCTTCCTCGGCAAGACGACGCTGCGTCATGTTGCGCACGCGGCGCAGTTGCCAGCAAAGGCGGACTGCTTCGCGGTAGGTCTTGCACTGAAGGATCAGCGAAGGGGGGACGACGCTGGGGGCGTCAAGCCTTCCAAGCAGGGGAAGTGCGATTTGTTCCATAGGTGCCTCTATGAAGAAATGCAATGGGATTACCTGTTGAATGACCAGTTGAAACCGGCCAAAACTAAAGCCATGACGAATCCGAAAATCACGACCTTTTTGATGTGCCCGGCCGCAAACGGCGATGCCTCGGGAGGCACCCCTGCGGCAAACGCCGCGAGCGGAGGACACATCAAGAAGAGCGCGTGGGTTCATGTGTTTGACGCGGCCTCAGTCGCTCTCTTTGATCTGCTCGTTATCGCGAGCAATCGAGGGGCAACCTGCCACGTAGCAGAAGATCAGGAGCAGGATGTAGAGGGCGAGGAAGAGGTAGGCCATGGCTCAATCGCGCATGAGGTAGTTGTTGATCACGCGCAAGCCGGCGACCAACACGACGGCGGCGCAAACGACGGCGACGGCGATGAGTTCATAGAAGGTCATGGATCACTCCTTGTCGTCAGGCTTCGTGAGCAAGAGAAAGACGCCGTATCCGGCCAAGCCGCCGCCGATAAGGCACAGGACGAAGATGAGAAAGTCCATGGCGGGTCAGTCCTTAAGCAAGGAGCTAAGCGCCCAGAGGAAGCCGCCTACTGCGAGGAAGCTCACGAGGCACAGGGCGGCGAAGGTGGCGGGGGTCATGGCCTATGCCTCCGCGCGGGACTTGGCGGCGACAGGGCCCTTGCGGCGGCTCTTGTGCAGAGCAAGCAGCGACTGGCCAAGCGCGAAGCTCGGCTGCTCTGTCTCTCCGGTGGCCAGGTCACTGATCGTCGATTGCTTGCAGTTGCAAACCGCGGCGATGTCTACCTGCCTGAAGTTGCGGGCCCGAAGGTCGGCGATGAGTGATTGCCAGTTCATGCCGAGAGAGTATCGGCAGACCGGTTATGTGTCAAGCGGTTTTGCGGTAACACAGATGGATACGCTTCCCCCTATGGACCGAAAGCCCCGTTCAGAGTACGGCGCGCGCCTCTTGGCAGCCCGCAAACACAAAGACATGAGCCAGACCGCCCTTGCCAAGGCAGTCGGCATGTCGCAGTCCGCCTACGGGCAGGCCGAAACTACCGGCAGCGGGTCTAGCTTCACTTCGCAGCTCGCCGAGGTCTGCGGGGTCCGCGCGCAGTGGCTTGCGACCGGCGATGGGCCGATGTTGGCCAAAGTGGATGGCGACGATATTTCCGCGGCAGAAAGAATTCAATCTGCGCTGGATGTGCTTTCTAAAGTATTACTAGAAGCCGACGAAGACACGCGAATTGCCGTTGGCGAATTGCTGGCGACTATGGCGACCTCGCCGACGACCGTAAAAAATAAATCGGCCGTAATCCTTAAGTTGCTGGTTACCTCCGCTGACAACCCTCCTGTTTCGCCCCAAGATGGGAATGCGCCATCGTCACATTTCTCGAAGACGATCAAGCGCATAACCGTAGGAGGCGATGAAGATGGGCAAAGTAATACCGATGCCGCAGCGACGGGCGGCCGCAAAAAGTGACACTGCGGTTATCCTGGCTGATCTGATGGATCAGGAGGCATCGGGGGAGTTGGAAGGATCAATTCTGATCGCGACGACCAAGCGCGGAACTGAGTTCCATTTGCTTGGTGGATTTGCCGAGCGAATGCAACTCGGCGTATTGGCACTCGTCAAGGGCTTGGACATCGTGACGGACAAAATCGTCGCGATTGGGAATGTGGGGAATACCAAGTCCGGGACGGTAAATGCAATGTGGGAGGCGCCACAAAAACGTAGAACACCACGGCGCCTCATTGAAGATACTCAACCCGGAGCCCTTGAACAGAAATGAAAACAACGATTGCCATCACTGCCCTAGCGCTCCTTTCCGGATGCGCAATCACGAACGAAACCGCGCTTGTCACCGGGAGGGTTCGACCAGCCATATCGCCCGACCAGGTTGTGATCTACACATCCCCACCAAGGCGATACGAGGAAATCGCCATCATCAGCGCCGACGCTGCCCACGACTTTATGCAGAAACAGGCGCTTCTCGATACGGCCGTCCTGAATGCGAAGAAGAAGGCAGCGCAGCTGGGCGCCAATGGCATCCTGCTCGATGAGGCTGGCGACTTCGTGACTGGAAGCTCCGGAACGTTCGTCACCCAGTCTTACGGGAGGCGCTCGCGTACCGCTGTAGGAGTCGGCAGCACCACCAACAGGACCGGCAAGCAACTCTCGGGCAAAGCGATCTACGTGCTTACGGAGTAGCACCCCTCCGCCCCATCCAAAGCCGCCCACTGAGGCGGCTTTTTTCATGTGTCAACTATCGGCGTAGTGGAAAACGCCGAGAAAAAATATCGGTCGGCCTATCCGATAACCGTTGACATATCTACCGGTATGCCGATAATCGAGTCACAGTCCAACACACAGGAGTGATTCGATGGCACCGACAACCCCCAAGGCCCCGCGCAAGACGCCGCAGCGTCTGAGCCTGGCCGCCCAGCTCGCACACGAGCACTCGATGGCTGTGCTGCAGAGCACCGCGACGATTGACATTCTTGAAGAAGACGGCGTGCAGACCGAGCGGCTCGTCCATCTCGGCAAGGAGTACGCGGGGAAGTTTCTCAAGGCTCATGGGGTGCAAGCATGAGCGCCGCACTGATCCCCGAACGCCTCGCCGCCGTTGAGGCGCTGTCTCTGAAGAGCGGCAACCACTCGCCCAACGATACGCAAATGTGCGTCATGGAGGCTGCGAGCTACATCGCTGGCGAGCCTTGGAGCGACCACCCGCAGTGCGCCTGTCCGGTCATCACGGATTTCATGATCTCGTGGAATGACTCGCTGCCGAGCGATGCGGAGCGCGACCGTCTGCTTAAGCCGCTGATTCCGCTGGTTGTGGGCACGCGCTCGACGCCGGCCGTCGAAGAAAAGCGTTCATACATGGCGCTGGACTGGCTGATCCGCGTGCACACGCCGAAGTGGCTGGAGATGGTGCCGGCGCTGCATGAGCAGGCAAAGGCGTTGCGCGAACTGGATGCCATCGTAGACATGGCTGGCGCGACGGCCGCGGGCGTGAAAGTCCGCTTGGCATCGAAGGATGCGGCCGCTGCCGGGGCCGCTGCCGGGGACGCTGCCGGGGACGCTGCCGGGGACGCTGCCTGGGCCGCTGCCAGGGCCGCTGCCGGGGCCGCTGCCGGGGCCGCTGCCGGGGACGCTGCCGGGGCCGCTGCCGGGGCCGCTCTCAAGCCGACGACCGAATGGCTGCAAGCCAGTGCTGTAGATCTGGTGAAGCGCATGTGCGCAGTGGAGGTCGCATGACCACCACCCGCCACGAACTGAGCCTAGAGCAAGAGGCCATCTATGACGGCCGCTTCCAACCTCGCCTTCCGCCTCCGACTCGAGAAGAACTGGCGCAGGCACAGCGGATTCGTGAACTGCTTGGCGAGTGCGCTGGGCTTACTTTGGAGCAAGCAGCATGACCGCCCGCACCGCCGCCCTCTGGCGCGAGCAGCGCCTACGCAATTGCCGCACTGAGCGCCGCGCTGTCTACCGCGCTGGCGGCATGTCAGACCGCGAGCTGTACGACGAGGTGAATTTCCTCCTGTCGCAGTGCTCGCCAGAACAGCACGAGACGAAAGAACGGCTGCTGACCATCGCGCAGGACTTGGACCTTGACGAGCCGGATGCGGATGCGTTCCGTGGGTGCTTGGTTCCGACATCCCTTGAATCGAGATTGGAGCGTGTGGCATGAGCGAACAAAGCATGTTCAATGCCGCCACGCGCAAGCGGATGGCCGGCCTGGAATCGAAGCTCCGTGCCTGCGGCGCCCGGATTGCCAAAGAGCGCGACAAGCTCCGCGATCTGGTCGATGAGTACCAAGAAATCTCGGATCACTGCGACGAGGCAATCGACGATATCGACCGCGCCGCCGACTCTCTGTCGAGGTTTCTATGACCGCCCTACGCCAAGCCGCCACCACCTGGTCAATCGGAGTGCTTGCGACCTTCGCAATCCTGATTCTGATGGCTTGCCTGGAGCACCAGCACTCTGAAACCGATGCGCATCAACGCACGGCAGATGTAGTCAACGACCGTGCCGCTGAATACGCGGCTATCAATAACGCGAAGGAGTGAGAGATGTTTATCCAGTTTGCAACCTGTGGGCGCCGCGAGGCTCTTGGCTTTCTCCAGAGGGCATGCCCTGCAGGCCAGATCGCCGATACGGCGGGATGCGCCTCCCCGATTTTGGATCTTGTGGAGAAGGACATTCTTCGAGTCCAAGACCCAATGATGCATGGCAGTCGCATCGCAATCATCGCCGGGAAGAAGTACGGCGATGAGCACGACGCATCGGTGAAATCGGCCGTCAATGTTCTCGCCGACCACATCGCTAGCGTCAAAAAGCAGGTGACCGCATGACCCACCCCGAATACAAAGAAGGCGCCTATCTGTTCTCTCCAGTGTCAGACAACCGCCCTGCACGCTTCTGGCCGATCTGCGTTGTCCTTGCGCCGATCTTTGCCGCGGCTGTCGTTCACTTTTTCTTCCGAGGCTGACATGACCCGCTACCAAGTCTTCCGCCTGTTTTTCTCCATTCGTCGCCATGACCTCGGCGTGATCGGCGCGGCCCGGATGGCTGCCCGTGAGGCAATGCGCGCCCTTCCGTTCTGAGGACCACCATGCAAAAGATCGCTACCGCCTTCGTGAAGGCCAAGAAAGCATTCAGCCCCGCGCTGAAGGACAAGACCAACCCGGCATTCCGGAGCAAGTACGCCGACCTGGGCGCGTGCATCGAAGCGGTGAACGACGCACTTCTCGAGAACGGGATTGCCGTCTACCAAGAGACACACGACGACGCCACCGGAGTGACCGTCGAGACCGTGTTCATGCACGAGTCCGGCGAGACGATACGCAGCGGCAAGTTCCATGTGCCCGCGTCCAAGCAAGACCCGCAAGGCTATGGCTCGGCCCTGACGTATGCGCGCCGCTACAGCCTCATGACGGCATGCGGCATCGCACCGGAAGACGACGACGCCAACTCGGCTACCGACGCGAAGCGCAAGCAGGACGCCGCCCCGCCAGCAGTGGATATGAGCCCGAAGGCCATCGCCAAGCGCCTTACGGATGGCGTGAAGGCGGGCGATGCAGAGGGCGTGTGCGACTACCTCATCTCGCTCGACGACAAGCCGCGCGATGCCATCTGGGCACTGCTCGACGACGCCACCCAAGGAAAACTCACCGCCGTATGGCCGAAGGAACCAGCATGACCGGAACCGCCCTGTACCATCTCGCCGGCGAATACCAGCAACTCGCCGAGCGCCTGTCCAACATGGACTTGGACGCCCAGACCATCGCCGACACCATCGAGGGAACCGGCCTCACCGAAGCCATCACCGACAAGGCTATGGGGGTGGAGATGGTCGCACGCACGATGGAAATGCACGTGCCGGCCATCGACGCCGAAATCGAACGGCTGGCCGCGCTCAAGAAGCAACGAGTGGCCGCCGCTGCGGGGCTGCGCGCCTACCTGAAGAAGAACATGCTCGACGCTGGCATCGACAAGATCGAAGGCCCGCTGTTCAAGATCCGCTTGCAGAACAACCCCGCCGCTGTGGACGTTTTCGAGCCCGGTTTGCTGCCTGCAGAGTTCATGACGCAACCGGCCCCGCCGCCCCCTGCGGCTGACAAGAAGGCCATTGCAGGCGCGCTCAAGGCGGGAATCGACGTGCCCGGCGCGCGTCTGGTGCAAGGCCAACGGCTCGTCGTTTCGTGAGGATCGCCATGACCGAATACCAACTGGCCGCAATGGATCGCACGGGCGAGCACGGCGAACCCATCTTCCGCGCTCCCTCTGTTGGGTGCTCTGGGGAGAAGCCCGAAGCACTGCACACATTCCTTGACGCAGCCGCCGCCGAGGGCCTTGTGCTGAACGGCGTGGATGCCGCTGACCTCTACATCGAGGTCTTCCCGGAGCGCTACGCCGCCGCTTGCGCCGCTACTGGAGAGACATCGTGAGCGGGCTCGGATGCAACTACGAAGCGCCCACGTTCGGCGCGCACTACCCGGACGGCACTTGCATTGACGGCTACATGTGGGACTTGGATTCCTGCGATGAGCCTGGCGGCTCGCTGTTCAGTGGCGGCGACATTCCTTGCCCGTGGTGCAACACCGCCGAGCACATCTATTGGGACGACAAGGAGTTCACCGGCAATGCTCATCAGCGCCGGGTCGCTCGTCGCGCCCTCATTGTCAAGGTCCGCGAATGGGCCGAAGCGCGTTCCTCGTTCCCGCCCGACTACTCAGGAGCCACTCCATGACCACCGCACCTGTTGGATGCTTGGATGGCGAGCAGGCCATTCGTGATGCGCTTGCTGACTTCCCTGACGGCTGGGAGTCTGCTTTCATCGAAGCGAGAGAAACAGAGTGGGGTGGTGTTGTGCATATCGGCCATCCGTGGGAAGACGAAGGACTGGCGGAAGTCATCACGGTAGACACCGAGAACTACAGCGACAGCCCCGCTGCGATGAAGATCGCCGCCTTCATCGTCGCCGCGAATCCAAAGAGCATCGCCGGCATAGTCGCCGAACTCGACCGTCTCCGCTCCGCCAGCAGGCAGGAGGGCGAGGCTTCTGCACTGAATGCGTGTCTGGCGGCCTGTGATCGGGTCATCGAGTACGGCGGCATCTTCGAGGGCATCGACTTTCACACGCTGAAGAAAGGCATTGAGCGCGCCCTCTCCGCCTCCGAGATGAGAGAGGCCGATGGGTGGCAGTTCGTGCCAACGACGCCGACCGATGCAATGACGTTTGCAGGCCAGCAGGCGCGATACCCGGTCACGAACAGCATCACCGTGATCTACCGCGCAATGCTCGCCGCAGCACCCCACCAATCCCAAGAAGCCCAAGGAGATAGCAAGTGAGCACCCATACCGACGCCCTGCGCGACATCGCGGCAAATCATGGCTGGCCCGTTTGCGATCTGGCGGCTGACGAAATCGAGGACTTGGAGCGAGCCTACGCCCTGTTGTTCGCTGAGAACGCGAAGCTGCGCGCCTCCACCACTGGCGAAGCCGAACCTGTGGCCGAGGATGCTTGGCCGAAGCTCGACAAGCCCGCAATGGTGGGCGGGGGGTCGTTCGGCAAGGGTGTCACCACCCGGTTCGTGGTTGAGGCAGCGCAACGTCTCTACGAGCGCGAGGCAGAGAACCGCTCCAAGACACCAGAACAGCGCATCGAAGATGAGCGCAATCGTCGAGCTGCATGGGACTTGTTCAACGGAAACCCGTTCGCCGCAACACCGGTAGCGCCGGGCGAGCGTTCCGATGCAGAAAAGGCGTGGCGACTGCACCTCGACCAAGCGAACCGAGAGAACTGGAATTGCGTGTCCTTCAATCCGAAGCACATGAACAAGATCGCTGGCGAACTCGACCGCTTGCGCGCCGCCCTCTCCCCTCCCGCGCCCGTGGCAGCGCCTGCGCCAGTCCCGCAGGCCATCGACCAACTGGTGAGCGCCCTTGCCGAGTCGAAAGGCTGGATGCGTGACTACGCACGCGCCCTGATCGAGGATGCGATTGACCGCAGGCACTTGGAGGTGGCAGCGCCTGCGCCAGCTTCGGAAGCGGTGGCGTGGAACATTCCAGACCAATGCCCGCACATGATCGTGTTCGATGACGCGGAAGCGAGTCCGTTGACGTTCGCAGGCAGCGGCGCTCGCCCGGCTGCCCTGGAAGCCTTCAAGCGCAAATCCATCCAGTGGAATGCACACCTGTTCGTGCGCATCGCCCACAACTCACGCGACGACACGTATCCAGACGCCACCCCAGGCGATAGCGTCGATGCGCCCGCGCAGCAGGCGGAGGTCGCCTTTTCCAACTGGCTCGACGGACAAGAGTTTCACGAGCTTTGCATGGACTACCGCGGCGCAAATGTTTCCAATGCGCGTGAGGCATACGAGAAATTGCAGGAAGGCATAGAGCGCGCCGCACTCAAGGGCGAGCAGCCTGCACAGCCCTCGGGCAGCGAGCGGGGGGAGGTGTGATGGCTGAAATGATCGACAACCTCGCGCCAACGGTATGGCTCCTGGTGAAGGTGCCGCGCGTTATCGATGTGGGTTCTGGCGAAGACCGCACGGCAATGAGCTTGCGCGTCAGCGTGCAGAGCCATCATTTCGGGGGAGAAAGGGCAGCAGTGCGGCGCCTCACCAGAAAAGAAATCCTTGCCATCAAGGCCGCTGGCAGCCCGGCATGCGGGATTTCTAGCGTCGAATTGGGAGAAGTCGAATGACCACCGCCCCGAAGCTGCCCGAGGGCTTGGAGACTATTCGTGCCTTGTGCGCGGGCCGTGTCGAATGGCGAGTTGCCCGCGACGACGGCGCGTGCTGCATGAGCTTCAATCGCGACGATTCTTGCAACCCCGAGCAAGAAGCAAACGAGTGGTTGGCTCGGCACCTTTGCGATTACCCAGAGCGGTTCATGGGATACAAGGTGCAGCGCGTCGTCGTGCAGTCGCAGCTTCAGGAGGAAGCGCTCGCCTTGATCGTCCGCCTCTCCGACGCTCAAGCCGCTCTCCAGGCGCAAGCGGCAGAGAAGGATGCCCTGCTTGCCGAAGCATCGAGATTGCTGAAGCGATGCCCGCCAGCGACGATGGGGATGTACGTAGGTCGCGACCGGAAGAGTTTCGGCGCTCAGGCGAAGGATATTGCCGCCGCAATTGATTCCGCCCTACTGGCAGCGAAGGAGGCAAAGTGAGCACACTGCCTTCAATCCTCGATGCCTGCTGCGGCTCCCGCATGTTCTGGTTCGACCCGAAGCACCAAGGCGTCCTGTTCGGCGACGTGCGCGAGGAATCGCACATCCTCTGCGACGGTCGCGCGCTGGACATCAAGCCGGACGTGCTGATGGACTTCCGCGCGATGCCGTTCCCGGACAACTCGTTCAAGCTGGTGAGCTTCGACCCGCCGCATCTGCGCAAGGCCGGCAAACTGAGCTGGCTCGGGCTGAAGTACGGCGTGCTTGGCCAAGACTGGCGCGAGGACATCCGCAAAGGGTTCTCCGAGTGCTTTCGGGTGCTGGAGCCCGAGGGCGTGTTGATCTTCAAGTGGAACGAGATCCAGATCAAGGTGAGCGAAGTGCTCGCGCTGACCGACCACAAGCCGCTGTTCGGGCACAAGTCCGGCAAGCGTGCTGACACGCACTGGATCACATTCATGAAGCCGCGGGGCGCTGCCGCCTCTACCGGGCGGGGAGAGGGGGGAGAGGGAGCATGAGCCTTTGTCCAAAAGACGGCCGGCCCTGCTGCGATGACCTGTGCCGAGGCGGCGGGTGCATTGCTCTGGGCGGCTACGGAATGATTGAGGTCTGCCAGTTTTGCAATGGCACGCTCGACCCCGAAATGCCGGAGTGCAGCACCTGCAGTTGCGACGATGACGAATACCCCAGGGAGGATGACGAATGAACGACCTGATCGGAACCATGGACATCAGCCAGCGGCTGAATCTGGAACATGCCTACGTGCGGGATCGGGTCGTCAAGCGCCCAGATTTCCCCAGGCCGAAGCTCTCCCTCAGCCAGAAGTGCCGGCGCTGGAGCCGCGAGGACTTCGAGGAATGGCTGAACAAGCAGGCCAAGAAGCAAGCGCGCTGATTCCCCAGAAATTTACCCATGAGCCACAATTTACCAATGGAATTCGATTCCGGCCCCGGGCACCACCACCGTTTTCACGGGTTCCGGTTAATCACCTCTATTCCCGTCTTTTCCTACGCTGACAGCGACTTAGGCCGCTCCTGCGTTGTTGTTCGTTCCTGCCGTTTCCCGTCTTTTCACCTGTTTCCGTGCCATCATCCCCCAGAAATTTACGCATCGTGGGGAATCAAGAGGCATGGCATCCATACAGAAACAGGGGCAGAAATGGCGCGCACAGGTGGCCCGCAAAGGGGTTCGGCGCTCAGCAGTCTGGGACACGAAGCGGGAGGCCCAGCAGTGGGCAGACCGGATCGAAAGCGAGATCGACGCCGGAGTGTTGCAAGGGCGCACGTTCGGCGAGGCAGCCGCGCACTACCTGAAGACCGTCAGCAAAGACAAGGCGGACCCGGAATGGGAGCGCCGGCGCTTCGACGCCTTCATGGAGTATTTCCGGCCCGAGACGAAACTGGCGAGCATCACGACCGCGCACCTGGGCGAGTGGCGGGACTGGCGCATGGAGGGGGACGACGAACACCGGCCTGTGACTGGAGGAACGGTGCTGCGCGAAATCAACCTGATGCGACACATGTTCTCGCTGGCGCGGGACGAGTGGAAGTGGATTCAGACCAGCCCATTCACTGGCCTGCGCATGCCGGAGGACAACGAACCACGGACGCAGGTCTGGCGATGGCGGCAGATCAAGCGCGTGCTCCGGGCGGACCGGGACGGCAAGACAGCCGAGGTGATCCGTGCGTTCAGGATTGCCCTGCACACGGCGCTGCGGCTGAAGGAGGTGCTGGAGGGGCGCTACGACCCCGTGCGGCGCGTGATGCTGCTGGGCGGGGCCACGCGCACCAAGGGCGACGGGAAGAAGCTCGTGGAGGTTCCTGTGCCACGGCGCGCGCACAAGCTGTTCCCGGCGACGTTCACGGTCGGCCCGAACGAAGCAAGCGCCCTGTTCAGCACGCTCACGACGCAGCTGCTGATCGAGGATCTGACCTTCCACGACACCCGGGCCACGGCGCTGACGCTGCTGGCCAGGCGCATGGACGTGATGACCCTTGCGCGGATCAGCCGCCACAAGGACTTGAATTTGCTTTTGCGGACGTACTACCGGGAATCAGCGGACGACATCGCCGCACGAATCTGAGGCCAACCGGCCACCCCCTGGCGCGGGCTGCGCGTCGGTATATCTGAAGTGAGGATTGAGATGACTGCAAAAAAGAAGGATCTTGCCAAGATCATCCGCGACAACCCGGGCTGCGTTGCCATCGTGGACAACGATTGCTGGTCGTTGCACAAGGTGCATCCCGACAAGAACCCCTACGAGGATGATGAAGACGACAAGCAGGGCGTGAAGTACTACGCTTGGGAGGCCAAGAACAAGTTGGCTGAAGATGGCGATGTGGTGCAGGTCGGCGATGGTTATGGATCTGGGAACTGCTACGGCGGCGACCTTCTGCAAGCCCTTGCCAAGATCGTCGGCATCACGGTCGAGAGCGTGTGACCGCCCCACCCCAACCAACCCAACAGGAGACAGAGGGATGAATGATCGTGAATTGCTTGAAGCGGCGGCGGAAGCGGCGGGGGTCAAATACGATCCCGATGCATCGAAGCCTCACCCCAAGAGCGGTGCATTCTGGGGGTTGTGGTTGACGTTCGACCGTGAGCCGAACGAATACGACCGTAGGTATTGGAACCCGCTGACCGATGACGGCGATGCGCTGCGGCTAGCGGTGAAGCTGAATCTCACCTGCCGCTTCTACTTTGGCCACAGCTGCGCGCAAGCCACCGCGCCCGGCATGCCCAGTGCCTACGAGGATGTGCAAAACGCTGCGGACCCGATGGCCGGGGCACGTCTCGCCATCGTCCGCGCAGCCGCTGCAATGGCTGGCTAACCCTCCCCCTCCCGATATAGGATAGAGCCATGACCACCGCCACGAACATCCGCCGACTCTCGCCAGAACTGGAGCAAATCCGCTTTGACGCCTTGCGCTACTGTGAAGAGCGCGAGATCGAAGGGATGGACGCATTGGAGCGCGTCATGGGTGCGATGGCGAAGCAAGCATTCTTGAAGAACATCGAGCCGTACACCAAGGCGATGGCGGATGTGGTGGCTTGCGGGACGGGCGGATTTCTTCAACATGCTGACGGGACCATCGAGCACATCGCGCAGCCGATCCTGCCGGAACTACAAACTGTTTTCGATGAGTTGGTCGAGAGAGAGCGCCGGCGCTACTTCTTCGGCCAAAGCGAATAGCTCGCCTTCGGCATGGGCTGTCCGGCAAGCGCCGCCTCGCGGCATTCGCGGTACGTGTTCCCCTGCTCTACCACCTTCGCCAGCAATGCCCCCATGGAGTCATCGCTTAGCGGTGTCGGCGCTGGGCAGGCTGCTACTACCAGCGGGCTCGGCTGGCCGTCCGGTGATGGCTTGATTGGCAAGCTGCATCCCAGCAGCAGGAACGCGGCACTCAGTGTAGATGCGATCAGTGCGGATTTCATGCTGCACCTTCTGAACGATGGTGTTGTTAATGGGCTTGTTCTTGGCGATTGCCTCGGCGGCGCCCTGTTGCGCGGCATCGAAGGTGGCTTTTCGGATCTGGTCGTCGCTGGCCTGCTTGGCAATGATCCGATCCTCGCCTACACCCATGCCGAACCAGCCGGCGCTACCGACTGAGGCGACCCAGAACAGGACGGCGCCGAGGATGAGGTAGGGGTTCATACCAGCCTCCAGAACAGCCGCTTCGTGCACTCAGATGCTGAGTGCCCCTGCATGCCGCAGTAGGTGCACCACTTCATGGCGAGCCCGTCAGGAACATCATGCGTTCCGAGATCCGGCGCTTCGTGAGTCCTGCCATCACGCGGCCACCAGCCTTGTTCCAGCGCAGGAACTCGTCCGCTGCGCCGTCATAGTCGCGGGCGTTCAGCTTCTTGAGCAGGGTCGAGGCGATGAACGCGCCGGCACCTACGTTGAAGACGAACGACACAAGAGCGTCAAACTGGCCCTGTGAGAGCGGGGCCACCACGCGGGCATTGACGGCTTGCTCTGCGTCCTCCAGATCGGCCCGCAGGAACTCGTCCACCTGGGCCATCGTGATCACGTCGCCGCGCTTCACGCCTGCCGTATGACCGACGCCGATGGTCCAGATGCCCACGCCATCGTCGTAGGCCTTCAGGCGCACGCCCTCATAGTCCTTGATGGCCTCGATGCCGGCTTGAGAGGTGTTCATTTCTTCAGACTCTCTTGCTTCACAGGGCGAAGCAGCACGATCAGGATCAGGCAGGCCAAGCGAACGCCGCTCTTGTAGCCATCATCCATCCACGGCACGAGGTCTGTGTTGTCGGCCAAAATCTGAAGCAACTCGGGCACAGCGAGCCCGAGCGCTCCGAAAATCATCGTGGTTGACTTCCACAGCTTGCGCCAGTTTTCAACCAATTCGAGCCTAGTCATGGGAACCTCCGCGTCGTGGTCGTTGTGGACGGGACGGCCGGGACTTGAACGGGCTGCGCTTTGATTGCGCGGATCTCGCCCTCGAGGTTCTCCAGCCGGAAACGCAAAAGGGCTTGTTCGCCGGCCAGCGTTGTGACTTGCTGGTTCCCGGCCTTCACCGTGATCTGCAGCTCGTTCACGTCCTTGGCGGTCTGACCTGCCGTAAACCAGGTGCCGATGATGAAAAATGCCGCGGTCCCGCCCACGCAGATCACGCCCCAAAGAGGGATGCGCAGATCGATAAAGCGGGACACGCTGGCGTCATTGGGTTGGGTGTCTTGACTCATTGGTGCCCCTATGCCGTGTAGATGAAAATGAAAGCACCATCAGCCAGCGCACCGGCTGAATTGACGATGACTACGACGAAGTAATCAGCGCACTGCAAGACGCGCTCGACCCTCACCGAATTGACAGAATTCGCAGTGGCCGAGACAGAGTAGAGGTTTGCCGCTCGCCCTCCCCCGTGCACCTCGTACAGGCCCACACCAGTCCTGCTGCATGTCCAGCCGCGGGGAAGCCGCACGGCAGCCCCCGATGCTCCTCATCCCTGCAAAGTCCCGTACAGCGTCACGCGGTTGTTGGCACTACCAGATCCCGGGTACGTGCTGACCGTTCCGCCGACACTGTTGGCGGCCAGCAGAGTGACGTAGTGATAGTTCTCCGAGAGAGTGATCGAGACGTTGGACGAGATAGAGGAAATTGCAGAAGCCGTAGGCGACACCCAGAAGCAAGCACCATCTGTCGAAGCGCCGTCGAAGCTGACAAAGGTGAACGCCCCCGCGCCCGCAGTGTTGTTGCTAACCCATCCATTCAGGGCCGCCGTCACAACCGAAGCCCAGCACAGGAACTCCGCGCGGATAGAGGTGCTAGGCTCAACAAGCGACGTGGAAGTACAGGTCTGATTGGCGGGATAGACGCCAGAAACATTGAGGGGCTGACGATTGAACCAGCTGATGACGAATCGTTGCGCCGATGTGTCTTGCCACGCGGGGCCAGTAATCACTCTCGCTAGACCGACAAGTGTCCGGGTTGCGTCGCCAGATTTGATTTCCATTCCGCTGGCCGCATCAGTCGTGTGCCCGGTGGTGGATGCTTCAATCGAGCTGACCGCCGTTCCGGTCGCAACCGCGTAGATGTAGTAGTTGGTGCCCGCGACCAGCGCTGTAGGTGCCAGCGTCAGGCCAGCAGCCGGAATCTTGCAGACGACTCCGTTTATGGTGAGGCCATTGCCATTGAAGGGGAAAAGTTGCAAATTGGCCCCGTTTTTTATGAGCCTGCATTGCCCCACACTCGCGATGCCGGTTGCGAACCCGCTCCCGTCTCGCAGCTTTGCGATGAACGACGCCAACAGGTTCATGTTGTTGTCGATGGTCGAGGGGGCGTCCGTGGTGCCGTCTGCGGCATTGGATGCCGGGGTTTGGGACAGGCTGGCAATATCTGTGTAAAGGGGCACTTGAGTCTCCGGCGTCTCTCGACGTTAGGTAAAATGCGCGACCGTCTCGGTGGGCGGCCTAAAGGTGAACCGTGAGTCCTTTTATCGAATGGATGCTTTGGAAGCTTGCGATCCTTGCGGTTGTCGCCTTCTTCTACGGGCTCATCCTCGCCCTCACTCGACGTTGAGCAGACCCCTTATCGCAGCCGGGGAGGTCCGCAAAACCTGCTGCTGTAGGGCCGGGTCCGCGAGCAACCCAGCGAACTGCTGAGTCATGCCCGGGCCGCCAATGGCTTGCGGCAAAAGCGCCCTCTGCGCGCCAGGCGAAAACATCTGAAGGCGCATTGCGGCAGGGACCACGAACGAGCCTCCGGCCCCTACCGCGCTTCCAATCGCCGCGCCAGCCGGGCCGGCGACCATGGCCCCTAAAGCCCCACCGGCTGCACCGGCTCCGGTCGCAAACTTGGCCGTGAGGTTGTTCACCCCGGGGCCGGCAACCAAGGACGGCGGCTGTGTTGCTTTCGGGAATGCATTGGCGAAGCGTGCCGCGGTGAGCAATTCGCCAGAGAGCGGCGTGCCTTTTTGCAGTGCAGCAGCCAGTTTCCGAGCATCGACAGCGCCAGTCCCTTCCTTCAACGCGTCCTCCACCGTGAAACTCTTGGCGATGTTCTGTCGCGCCGCTTGGTAGTTCTTGAGGATGTCGCTCCCCTGAGGAAGTGCGCGCTCCAGGGCGCCCTCGTAGGCATCAGCGAGCGCCTTTTTCGCGCCGCCAAGGGCCGAATTCCCAGCCCGGTAGGCATCCTTCGCGTCTTCCCGCAAAACCTTGATCGCGTCCACTGCATCAGCGGCGTCGAACCCTGTTGATTTGTGCGCTTTCACCAAGTCATTGATCTCGGTTTTCTCAATCGCCGGGATGGTGCCTTTGCCAGTGTATTTCTGCGTGACGGCGGCGAGGTCTGCGGCGAACTGCTGATCCGCTGTGACCGAGCCGAGACGGCGCAGCGGGTCGTAGCCGGCGGCGTGCATGTCGGCCCGGTATTTGCTTAGCGCCTCGACGCTCAGCGGGGCATCATCTGCAATGCCAAGCGCCTTGCGGACGAGTCCATCCGTGACGGCCTGGTTTTTGCTGGATGCCGTTTGCGCTGTCGCGATCTTCCCACTGATGCTCTCTTTGACGTTGTTCGAAAAAGTCGGGTTCACGCTCGACGGAGGCACCACATAGCCGGCATCGAGGCCGGCGCGGAGCGTGTCGTTCAACGGCTGCTTGCGGGCCAGTTCCGCAGCGGCAGCGGCTTGCTTGTTCTTGATGGCATCCCCTACATACCCGCCGAGCTTTCCGGCCCCCATGACAACCGCAGGCGCAGCACCGCCGATTGCGGCGCCAAGAGCAGCGTCCTCCGGATTAATTAGGCCCGCTGACGCACCACCAGTGATGGCCCCTCCCACCGTTCGCAACCCGAGCCCAGAGGCGCCCTTAACTCCGCCAGCGGAAAATCCACTAGAGCCGATCGCATTGATGAGCGGCGCAGCGTTCTGGGCGAGCCATGGCACGGCAGACAAGCCCTTGGCGAGCAACCCGCCGACGCCAGCCGTGCCGGCAACTTCCATGCCGAGCTTCCCGCCCTTGTATGCCCGCGACTCAGGATCTGCGCCGAGAGATTGAAGCCCTTCATCAATCGCTTGTCGGCGCTCCATGTTCGATTGCAGCGACAACCCTTTGCCGCTCAGTGCATCTTTGGCGATGTCGTACGGCGCTACCAGCGTAGACCCGATTGAACCAGCACCACGGACTCCACCAGCACGCAGGTTATCCACCTCGCGCGTCATGTTGGCGAGAGGTTCGGCGCCGCTCAGGAGTTGCGACACGCGGTCCGCCTTCGACGGTGCGGCCTGCGTGGCCCCCGGCAGCGAAAGCGCGTTCCTTTTCAGCGCAGCCTCGATGTCGCCAACGGCCATGCCATCGGGAAACTCGACGTTCTGGCCGTTGACTTCGACGTATTGCGGCATTACTTCACCTGCTCGATCTTGCCAGTGGCGGGGTTGAAGCGCATGGTTGCGACGGGTGCGGCAGGCTTGCTCTCTGGCGATTTCACCCGCATATCGAACTGCGACCTGAAGCCATTCGACTCCGCTTGGCCGACGCGGGTGTTGTGCCCATCGATTGCCTTGCGGGCCATAGCTTCTTGCCAGTCAAGAATCTTGGCCATAGCCATCGGGTCTTTGCCGATCGACCCAACAATGTCGGTGATGCGCGAGGCGTCCGCGTTGGAGGGATTGCTGCCCAGTGTTTTGGCCTTCTCGAGCAATCCATTCCCAAGGGTGGATTTGAGGTAGTCGGTGTTCGCGACCTTCTCTGGGTCGATGCTGATGCCAAGTGCCTGGCCGAATTTCGCGACTGCCAGTTTTGCCTCCGCACCAGTCCCTTGAAACGCACCAGCCTGCATCGCTTTGCGCGATTCCTGAATTCCCTGCATGGCGTTCGATGCGTCTTGAGCGGACGTGTAGCTCTTGGTGAGCAAGTCGCCTTGGTCCGTCGCCATCTTCTCGCCGAACTTGTTGGAGATCTGTTCCTGCATCGACGGGCCTGCAGCGAAATTCCCAGATTGCGGAGCTTGCGCAACCTGTGCATTGGTCAGGCCGGACTGCATCTGCAACCGCTGGATCTCGCGCTGCATCGCCGCCGCGTCCGCTTGGCTGTTGCCCGGCTTCGCAAGCTCGCTCTGAATCATGCGGATTGACTCGGCGTTTGCGCTGTTGCGATCCCCGCCAGCATAGCCCGGCGACTGCGCATTGCCGCGCTGGCCTGCCATCGGCGCTACCACCGCGCCCTCCGAGGTGAATTCCTCGCGCTGGGTCTGCGGGTTGAAGATCTTGATCGGCTTGAAGTTGGCTTGAGCGCCTTGGTAGGCCGAGAAGGTGTCCACCGCGCCTTGCGGGGCCGACACGACCGGCAAGCCGTCCGGGCCAATTCGCACCATGGATGCCTTGCCATCCTGAGACATGTTCAACTGCGGCAGGTAGCCAGGTCCAACCTTGTTCTTGTCATAGACATAGCCGTTCGACACTTGCATGTCTGGCGTGCCGCGCTTCGCGACCATCTCCGCGATGCCCTTGCCTCCGTTGAAAACGAGGTCGTACTTCAGCGCTTCAGCGGGAATCCCATACTGCCTGGACATGGCATCCAGCGTCCCGGCACTTTGCTGCGGCGGCGCACTCGGCATCCCCGCAATGGGCGAGCCTGCGCCGTTGGGAATCATCGGTGCCACGCCTGCGGTTGGCGGAGTAGTCGGCATCACGCCAGAGGCCGCAGCCGTCGCTGTAGGAGATGGCGTGTCGCCAAACCCAAGCAACTGATTTTGCATTGCCATCTGACGCTGTGACATCGCTAGTTGCTGCTTGCGCATTGCATCTTGGCTAGAGTTTTCGTCAATCTGCGACTGCATCAATTTGAGCTTGAGTTTGTTTTGCTCGTTCGCGGTCATGCCCTGCATTGCCATCTGCACGCGCTGGCCCACGTTCATGGGTGTGGTCGAAGGGCCACCAGCAGCAAGGAGGCCGATGCCCATTTGGGCTTCCGGGGACTGCAGAAAATCGAGGATTCCGGCCATTTTTGTTCCTTAGAAGTTCGCGGACGAACCAACCGCAGCATCGCTTCCCGCAACCCCGATCCCATCGATTCCCGTGCTTGAGCCGCCAAGGCCGCCAAGGGCGCCGCCAGAGGTGTACAGGTAGGCGAGCGGGTTGGCCTTGGGGTCGGTGTACGGGTTCGTGCTCGCGCGACCGTAGTAGTTGTTCGGGTCCGCTCCGCCGTTGGCGAAGTACGCGCTCATGTCGCGGTATTGCGGCGTGCCGGGTTGCGGCATCTCCATGCCGTACCTGAACGTGCCGTACCCACCAGTGCCCAGCAACCCCTGAGGACCGCCAGTGCCACCGTTGTTCATGCCGCTCACCACGCCCGGTTGCTGCATGAATGCGCCTTGCGTAGGCGCGGGGGGAGGCGCAACTTGCGGTGTATTGGCTTGGGAGTTTGTGTTCGCGCCTTGACCAGCATTGAGCATCGCCAGGAGGCCCGCTTGCTGCTGCGCCGCACCTTGCCCTGCCGCGTTCGCAGCCGTCAGGCCGTTGAAGTTGAAAGCGTTGGGGCGAAGATTCGGGTTCGAGCGGTCGAAGCCGACTTGCTGGCCGCTGATCTGCCCCAGAAGCGACGGAACTGCCGCGCGCATGTAGGCGCTTTGGTTGTTCTGGTTCGCGTAGGCTTGGTTCTGCAAAGCGCTGAATGGTTGGTTTGTGTAGGCAGTTTGTAGGTTCTGTCCGGCGATCGCATTGCCCATGATCCACGGCTGAAGCGGAGCCCATGGCTCCTTGCTAGCGGCTTGAGAACCGGCGCCGCCGCCACTGCCTCCGCCGCCATCGGACATCACGGCATTGCCGATCACGCCTACAGCCGCGCCACCGATTGCACCCCATGTCATGCTGCCACCTCGATTTGCTTCATGCTTTGCTCCTGCAGCCGGAACTGCTCGTACTCTTCAAACGTCTTGGCGATCACCTCGGCTTCGATCTTGTCGAGGTCGGTTTCATCGGTCGGGTGGATGGTGGTCCACACCACATCCGTGTGCGCGAAGACGGCGCGCTTGCAACCGGCCGGCGACACCATCGAGAGCGGCCCGGTCAATTGCTCGAGGCCGCCGTTCTCAGTCATCACCGACACGGTGCCCTGCGCCAGCACGTTGGCGTGGCTGTGCTTGTGGATCTTCCCGACGATCACAGTGCCCGCGGGGATGAAGATCGTTCGCATATAGACGCCAGGCGCGAACTGGTGCTGCAGCGGGCAGTCCACCTCGGGTAGGTCGCCGACTGCCTGCTGGAGGTCAAACAGTTGCTTGCGGATGCCGCCATACAGCGCGCCCTGAACCTTGGCATCCTCGACGGCCAACTCTCGCTTGCCGTGCATGTCGCCCTGGCGGAATGGGACGATGTTCGTCATCAGAAGTACTGCCCGTAGTCCTGATTGCCGTAGGCTGCGCCTGTGCCGAAGCCTGCGCTACCGGCCGGCGTGTTGCTTGCCGCGGCTTGGTTCTGGCTGTTGTTGCGGTTCCACCAGCCCATCGCGGCCTGACCGAGTTGCGCGCCACCGAGTGCCGAGGTGAGCGGGCTGCTCGAGGAACCCATGTTGCTGGTCGTGGTGCCGTAGCCCTGACCCATGCCGTTGGCAGCATTGGAGAACTGCGACCAGTAGTTGAGCGGCGTGTTCTGGATGTTGTTCGCGTTCGTCAGGTCGTTGGCGTTGTACCCCGAGAGCGTCCCAAGAAGGCCAACCCCAGTCGTGAGGTTGTTCATGTTCTGGGAGTAGGCGTCGTTGTACAGGTTGCGGTTGAACTCGTTGTCCCAGCGGTACATGCCTTGCTGGTTGTTGTAGTCCTGCATCCGCATGCTGTTGGACACATCGCCGAGCGAGCCTTGCAGGTTCTTCTGGGCGTTTTCGTTCATCTGCTGAACGCCGGCATTCCCGAAGGAGCCGGACCGGACCATGGCGCTGTTGTAGGCCGGCTGGGTGGTCAGGTTGTAGTTTCGAACAAGGTCGCCTTGGGCCTTGTCGATGGTCTGCTGAAGGTAAGGATTTTCCTTCGCAAGATACGGATTTTGATAGTCGTCAGCCATGTTTTCTCCAGCGCATCACTGCGTTAGGTTTCAATTCCCAGTGAGGAAGCGGCATTCCCGGAGCGTTCCGGGCGATCCACCTACCTCACACAGCCAGCCGGCCAAAATATAGCGACTGCCCGCCGTTCCGGCCTCTACGGGGGCACTGTTCCGAATGAAATCGCCCTGCGTGAATGTCCCAGTCGTCGGCACAGAGCTAGCCACGAAATCACTGCCTGCGACCCGTCCATCAGCCAGCAGATTCACCTTTTGCGCAATCGCCCGGAAGATCTGAGCCAGCGCAAAGTTAAGGTCGCGTCCATACGCGCTATCTGGGCCAATCGGCAACTGTGGATTTTCGATCAGTTTCATCGTTTCCCCACCGGAATAGGCTTGGCATCGAATGCATATTCTTTGTGGTCGCCGGTAAAGTCGAAGCGGATGCGGTGAAAGCGCCCCGATTGCCGGAGGTCGAACTTGCCATCGTTGATCGCGTTCGTCGGACCCGTGATGAGCGCATCGCCCTCGTTCATCTTGTAGTAGCCGGTCGCCGTCGCAGTGGTTGGGGACTTCTCGAAGCGAATCCTGGCCCGCTCCAGCATGGTTACAGCGTCGTCGTCGCCCATATCCCCAGTGGTGAAGCTGGATGTGGCCGTGGGGCCGCTCAATGCGACGAGCTGATGCGATGTGTTGAAGTAGGCCGAAACCTGCCCCCCAGAGAGCCAGAACTGCGAGTCCAGGGGGATGCTCGGAAGTGCGTCGATGGTCGCTGCATATGCGTTCAGGCCGTCAATGGTGACGTTTGGCGCAATGTAGTTCAGCGGCGCCTCGATACTCAGATCGTTGCGTCCCCATTGCTTCCTGCCAATGTGGTAGATCAGCGTTAAATCGCATGTGGTCGAATTGAGTGATGGGAAGAACACGCGCACTATCCCGTACTGCTTGTCATAGTTGACCTTTGTACGGTAGCGGTATGCAGGACTTGAGCTGTCCAGGAACCATTGCCGCACCACCCCGGTTCCAATCGGCACGGGGCGCACACCATCAAACAGCCAGAAGTTATCGTTCGACACGATGAAGTGAGCACCGCCGATGTCGCAAACGGCCTCCGGGCCAACTGCGCCAGCATCGCCACCGGGAACCAGGTTCCACTGCCAGACCACAGGAGATCCGGCGAAGCTGCCGACGAAGATGCCGCGGTTCTTGTAGGCGATGACGTAATCCCCGAGAGGAAGTGCAGCCTGAATCGCACCTTCCACGGCCACCAGGCGGCCGGTGTTCGCCAGCGTAGACACGTTGGGCGTCCAGCTCGTCTGGTCGCTCTGCGCGCAGCACCACCAGCGGTCCGGAGACTGCCCATAAGTGCCCTCATTGGTGTTGAAGGCCAGGACGAAGTTATTGGACGCACTGACGACGATCTTTGCCTTCGGAGCGCCGGAAATCGCAGCAAACGCACCCGATGCCGACGACTGCATGTCATCGGAGAGGTTCGTGGCAATCGTGGTATCGCCGAACTGGCAGAACGACCAGCGGGATTCGGTGGACCCCGTGTAGGTGCCTGCACTACGGTCGGTCCACACTGCGCCGTTCAGTTCGTACAACTTGGTTTGCGTGCCGGCGAAGATGCGGCGAGACCCGTCGAGCTTTGTCGTTACGACCGCGCCCCGCGCCTCGGCTGCGAGTGCCGCGGCAGTCGTCGCAACCGGCGTCGGCGCGCCCCTGAACCCGCCTTCGTAGGGAACGACATTCGAACAGCTCGTGAAGATGCCCGGCGTCGTGCGGTCGGCATCTGGACTGAACCCTGCTACTGGCGTCATAGCGTCTTGACCACCAGCACAGAACCCGAGTGGGTTGCTTCGTCGTCGTCGTCTTGCAGGGACTTCACCTCACTCTTGAACAGCGCATCCCACTCGGCTGCGGACTTCGTGTCCTTGACGAACAAACACCCCTCGCGCAAGGCTGCGTAGAGGTAGATCGACGGATGGTTGGTGTAGAGCCAGTTCGATTCAGCAACCGAAAGCGTCGGGAAGCGCGCGTAGTAGATGACTTCAATGGGGTACGCGCTGTCAGGCTCCGGCCCCAAAAAGATGTTGTCGCCGTTGATCGTGTAGAAATACGGCTGGCCGGCGCACCCGCCTTCGGGGAATCGCGCCTCCAGCTGGTCCAGCGTCATGTATTGGAGCGATGGGGCAACCACTCCCGTGATCGACAGATCCACCAGCTCCAGCCAATCCGAAGGCAGCGCAACGGCCCGCGTGGTCGTGGATGCGAGGATGCCAGTGGAAGAGATTTGCTTGCGGATGCGGAGATCGCGCGCAATGCGGCTCTCGGCCAGGCTCACGAAGCTGGGAATCACTGCGCCAAGGTCGTTCCGGTTCATCCACAGGGCAATCTGAGAAAGCAATGCCGCGTAGGTCTGGGTGGTAGACGTTCCGGTATCGATGACGATAGCCATGGCCAGCCCTTCAGACCACCAGCAGCGTTTGCTGGTAAGCGTGCAGCGCGGTCAATTCCGTGGGCGTGAGCGGCCGAGCGGTGATGAAGACCTCGGGGTAGCGGTCGTACTGAAGAACGCCGTTATTGACCACCAGCCCGACCTGCGCTTCGGGGTGGACCGTGGCACCGATGAGTGCGGCGTCCGTGATGTCCAGTTGCAGAGTGCCGTCAACATACAACTTCGCAGTGCCTGCGGTGCGGTCGTAGTTCAGGATGACGCGGTGGGGCACGGTGTCGCTCTGGACCAGCGGCCCGACATAGGCCGCTTCGCTCGACGTGTACGCGCCGATGCGGAACGACATCTTGCCGTTCGCATTGTTGTTTCGCAGATACCAGCTGGTCCCAGTGGTCGCGCTGTTCGCGCCGATACCAAAACGAGAGAACGCGATGCCGGCAAGGCAGAACCCGCGTGCGAAGTCAGTGACTGCAACGCGCGGAACGTTCGCCTGCGCGCCAATAATCATTGTCTTCAGACCGACTTTGGTCCCGTAGGCAAGATTCCCGGCATTGCCGGCCACGACCGCCTCGGTCCCGAGTCGCTGGTGAAGGCCGGAGTAGGCGCCGGAAGTACCGACCCCCAACTGCGATACATGCGGCCAAAAAACCACGTCACTGCCCACCTGTGCAAGGGTGAGCATGGCATCGGTCAAGCCTGCGGGGACAACCCCGGAGATTGCTGCCGTGTCGAGGGCGTCGAAGATATAAGCGGAGCGCATGGCAGTCCTTTAGGAAAACACGTGGCGGGTCGCCGCGCTGTGGTTGAAGATGGGCAGCGCGTTCGCGGCATAGGTCCAGCGGTCATCGCTGTCACGCACACGCCAGCCGGCGCTCGTGCCGAGGCCCAGGTCGAGGATCGCGCCCGGTGCCGGCGCCGCGTTCATCGAGACGACGACAGCGTCATCCCCGTCGAGCCCGATGCCCGTCACCTGGTTGGTGTTGCCGACAAAGGACATTCCGCGATGGCCACCCGCGCCCGTGAGGACGTAGAAGCTGTCATCGATCACCAGCGGCCCCACTGGGCCGGGGTGCGTCTCGGACCCGTTCACAGCATTGTTGAAGGCAATGCGCAGATCCGCGCCGTTCTGTGTGAAGCTCAGCGGGCGCAGCGCATCGAACTTCTGACCGGTGGCATCCATCAGCGCGCAGCCCTTGCCGATCAACTCGCCCACGCAGGCCTGACCGGTAGCGTCGAGGTGCACGGTATCGGGGTAGACGAACTGGTAGCGCGGCCCAAACATCACGAAGCGCGGGTCTTCCTCGTGCAGGCGCAGGGTGGCCATCGCCGGACCCACCCGGCCGCCAGCCAGGATCTGCACCATCCCCATGCGGATAGAGCGGGGGCGCTGGCCGGTGATCGCGGCGGCGTCGGTCTGGAGCGCCTCCAGCAGGCTGACCAAGGCAGCGCGGTAGGTGGCCTCCGGTGTCGCGGCATCGGCCTCGCCTTGGTCCCAATGCAAGAAGCGCAGCTGATACCGCAGCCCTTCCATGGCCGCTAAGTCAGCGCAGGCCTTCAGATTGTTCAGAAGCGCGACGGTGTAGTTATCGTTCGGCGGCGACAGGTCCGCTAGGCTGGTGGAACCGATGCCGGTAGCGGTCACGAGCATGCGCGCGCGCGTCTCGCCGAGGCTGTCCATGATCTCCAGGTACTTGTCGCCGAGCGTCGGGCACCGCGACTGAACCGGCGTGGTGCCGCTCTCGTAGCTCGGGACCAAGCCCGTCCAGTATTCGACAGGCTCTTTCACATAGTCGGTGGCGCCGTCGATGTAGCGCGTGAAGGTGCGCGGCCCCGAGAGTGCCGGCGACAGCATGAGGTTGTTGCGGCCGTGCACGCTCGGCACGTTGGAGATGATGGAGGCTGTTCCCGAGCTCGTGACCACGTTGCTCTGGCCGTAGACGATGTGCCCATCGATGGCCGGCGATTGAGTGCCGCCTGCCGGGTCGTCGGTGGGCTGAATCAGCCGGCCGTCGTCCGTCTCGTAGCGGTTGACGTACAGGGCGCCCGCGCGCCGGAACAGCACCGCGGACGCCATCAGTTCGTCGGTGCGGGGGATGGTCACATGCTGACCCGCGGCGGCGTTGCTGAACAACTGGAAGCCCAGCATGGTCTTCGTGACAGATTCGGTAGGCATGGAGAACTCAGCCCCCGCGTCGTCGCGCGCATAGACCAGTTTGATGGCGCCGGTCGAGCTATTGCGTGCGATCACGGCATGGCGGATCAGCTCATCGGTGCGCGGCACGACAGCGCGCAGCATGTTCACCTCGGAGCGGTCGGCTTTCGTCTCGGCAGGGTCGGCGCTGATCCACTGCCATGCACTCGATGTGCCTTTCCACCGGAATTGCCCACTGTTTGCGACCACGACGCTGGATACCGGGTCGGTATGTGTGCCCGCATCCCCACGCACGATGGCTCCCTCACCATCGCCCGAGCCAACGATCACTGAGAGAGCCGCCCATGTGGCTTCCACCCTCGCCGTAGCAGCTGATGTCTGGGCGGCCAGCGCAAAACCTTCTGCATCGTCTCGCCATGTTTCGGCGGTATCGCTCGCAATAACAGCAACATCCTTGGCATCAACCGTCTCATCGCGCGCCGCTGTCGTGACGGCCTCTGCAGCAACAGCCGCGGCACTGGCCGCCTCTGCATTGATTCGTGCGGTTGTCGCAGTCGATGCTGCTGCTGCTGCTGTATTGGCAGAAGCAGATGCCGCGGCTGCAATCAGAACCGTGTCAGCGATCAGAACATCCGAATAGCCGCCGCCACCAGCCGTGATGTTGTAGCGACCATCGGCCGCATAGAACTCGAAATAGCCGTTGGCGTCCGTGACGATAGGGTTGTCCGCGACGGTGACGCCGTCATCAGAGTAGATGGTGGCCGGATCACCACTGCTAGCCAGGGAAATCAGAACGCTGATGCCGGATACAGCATCGCCATTGCGTGCCGTGATGTTGTTTTGATACTTCTGCATCAGAGCTTCCCCTTCCACACGCGGAAATGAGCCAGCGCCGGGTCGTTCGCCAAGCGCTTGATGTGCTCGGGGTTCGCCATGAACTCGGAGAACAGCAGGTTGTTGCGGTTGCAGTAGTCCTCAACGACCACGAAGGGGATGGAGGCGGCGTGCTTGAACTCGCTCGACCCGTGAAAGCCCTCTTTGTGCAGGGCCTGGGTGCGCTCGACGATGGGCGTGCAATCCTGCGTTCGCTGCGTCACCATCTGGCCGCCTTCGAAGTGGAAGCGCGTGCGGAGCATTTAACAGTCCTCGACGGGCGAGACGATGACGATGCCGGCCGCGCTCAACTGGATGGCCGCAACGTGCGTGACGCCATTTGGGACGCGGAGGGTGATGGCATCGCCGGGTTGCACCAGCAGATCGGTTGCGACGGCCGTTTGCGCGCCCACACCAATGCGGACGCAGGCAGCGGCAGAAGCGGCCACCCGGATGAAGCGAGGGACTTCGCCGCTCGATGCGTTAGGGAGTGCGCCACCAGACGACGCGGCGCCCGTGGTGATGCTGACACCAGTAGCGGTGACGGTAAGGAAGTCGTCCATGTGAACTCCGGCGCTTCGCAGCGTTAGGGGAAATGAAGGGGGCCGAAGCCCCGGCGCCGTTAGGCGAGGTAGTAGTGGATGTAGACGCTGCCGACAAGGCCCGCGGTCGTCGCCGCGCCCGTCCCAGTGATGAACTGCGAGGCGGTCATCTTCTGATTGACCTTGCCGTTCGTGCCGAGGTCGGCGGTCAGCGCGGTATCCACGACCTTTTCCGTGCCGCCGAGCGCATAGCCGTCGATCAGGATGTCGCTCGTGGTCGTTCCGTTCGCTGCCACGCCGAAATCACCCGTGGCAGCGCCCGTCGATTTGGTCGTGATGTCGATCTGGAATCGACTGATGATGATGGTCTGTCCCTCGGGGTTGGCCCAAGAGAACAGCGCGCCGCCCGTGGTTGCAGCCACGCCGGCAATTGCCACTTTGGCGATCTTCATGCCGCGGAAGATGCCGCCGAAGCTGGCGACTTCTTCTGCAGTGCTGTCGGTCACGAAACCGATGCCGCCGTCAGGACGTTGGCGAATTTGTGTGCCCATTCTGTGCTCCTTGAGTGGGGAGAGCCGAAGCCCTCCCCAGTGGGTTAGGCGATGTCGTAGACCGCGCCGTGGGCCTTGGGGTTGCGCATTTCCAGCGTGTACTCGCACAGGATCTGCTTGCGGTCGGCGTCACCGGTCTTCGCGAGGTCTTTCACCGAGAACGGGCGCAGGTAGGCCACAGCCACCATGTCCGACTGCAGGATGAACACGTCGCGGGTGCGCTGGAAGCGGTTCGGCACGGCCTTGATGTCGCCGAAGTCGGAGGCGTACACCTCGATCGAGGCGAACACCTTGCCGTCTTCCGACTTGTCCATGCGCGTGGCGTTGCCGCTGAAGGTCGAGAAGGTCTGCTTGGCAGCGCCGCCGAGCATGATGGTGTCCGGCTTGCCGCCAGCGGTCCACTGCAGTTGCAGAACGGCCTTCATCTGCGCTTCGGTGAAAGCGCGGGTCGTGCCGTCCGTCTGTGCGGTGTTGCCGGTGTAGCTGGCGAGCGTGGTATCTGCCGCTTTGGAGGTGTTGTCCACCACCCAGCCCAGCAGGCCGCGCGATTGACGCGGAGCCGTGGCGGTGACGTTGTTCTGCGTCAGGCCGAACTCCATGTCGCGCTTCAGCTCCAGCGACTTCAGGCTCATCTGATAGCCCATCTCGCTCTTGCGGCCGGCCGATTCGACGGCTTCCTGCGAGCCGGACACCGATGCCGTCTTGGACGAGATCTGCGTGCGGTTCGACAGCCGGACGGTCGGCGTTGCGGCCACTGCGGTTGCGTCGTCGCCTTCGGCCTGGGCATTGGCCGCAGCCGATGCGAGGTCTTGGGTCTGCCACTCGTGCAGGGTTGCGGTCGCCTTGGACTTGGCCGCCATGTTCAGGAACGGCGTTTCCGTGGGGGCGATACGGTAGATGGTATCGGTGAGGTCTTCACGGTTGCCGATGGCGGCGGTCGTGAGGAAGGTATTGGTAGGTGCGCCCATGTTTGGCTCCAGCGTCTCTCGACGTTAAGAAATCAATGAGGTGAACACGTCTGCCGCGGCTTGCACGCTGCCAGTCTTCGCCAGGCGCTGATACGCGGCCGAGCGTCGATCCAACTGCGGCGACTCGCCACCCGAGGGACGCAGGACGCGCTCTGGCGTGCTCTGGATCTTCTTGGCGGCGGCCGATGCCTTGACCATCATCTGGTCGTACTTCATTGCCTTGTACGACTGGGTAATGGCGCGGTGGTCCGTGACGGAATAAATCTCCTGCTCCGAGAGCCCCTGAGTCTTCAGGTATTCCCTCAGTTCAGTTGCGCCAGCCTTGCGTTTTGCTTCGTCTTTCCACTCGGGAATGTTGGCGATGAGTTTCTCTCGCTCACTCTCGACGTGGGCTTTCAAAGCCTCTGCATGCTCCGCATGAGCCATCGCTTCCAACTGCTGCCGCTGGTGCGCCATCTGCTGCCATTCAGCTTGTCTCTTGGATTGGAGGTGCTGTTGGCGGAGTGCTTCTACCGGGTCAGAGTCGATGAGCGCGGCCCAATCGATCTTTTGCTGCTCTTGCAGCTGACTCTCCAGCACAGCCTGGGCCTTCTGCAGCCCCTGCATGTACTGGTTGCGTTCGTCACGAGCTTTCGCCGTCTCGGCTTCTGCAGTTTTGCGCTGCTCGGCCAATTCGGTTGTCTTCTTCGTGTAGTCCGCTTGCCGGAGCCCACTCTTGTGGGCCTCGGCGATCTGCGCTTTCGTCAACTCGACCGGCTTGCCGTCAACAAGGACGGTGACAGTCTCATCATCTCCAGCGTCAGATTCTTGGGTGGCGTCGTCGCCCCCCTCTTCCTGCGCGTTCGACTCGGCAGGGGGTTCCTGCTCCGCCTCTTGCGCTCCCGCCGCGTTTTGATCCTCTTTTGGAGGATCCAGAAGGGCGTTGAATGCTTCTGATGCCTGGTTCAAGTCCAAGCTACCCGTTTCCGGGCTGGTGGGTGTCGAAGACGTGTCCACGTGTGCTCCTATGCCGACGCATCACTGCGCTGGGCTGCTCACCTGAAAGACCCGAAGGCCATCCATACCGGGTGAGCGACGGTCAGATTTCAAATGTCAGGGTGTCAATTCCATTGCCGCACTCGCTAGACAGTGCGCAAGCAACCTGAACAGCCTCTACGGCGTCGCGTCCCAAGTGCATCGCAGCCATGGCGAAATCAGCACCAGAACCGAACGCAACGCGTTGGTCGTCGAACTTGATCGGTATCGGCGCACCTTCGTAGCCGAAGACGCCATCCTCGCGGATGACGATCAGGCGCGAGAAGTTTTCTGCTTGGCGACAAGTTGCAGGAAAGCTCTCTGGCACAGCGCCAGACAGATACCAGTTACGCACCTCCAGCCCATCGGAAAGACTGCCAGTGATAGCTATTAGCTCGCGACGCTCTGGGTGCCTACTGATCTTCGTGGTTCCTCGAATTGTTCCGCTTACGACACTGCGCCGATCTGCTGCGAGCGTTTTACCGTCCCATGCGATTACGGTCATTGGTTCGCCGCCAGCCAAGCATCGAGCTCGGCAATGTCGGCCTGCACGCCGTCAAGCTCGGCCTTGCGAGCTACAACTTCGTCCTTGACGGGCTGCAACTGCGCTTTCAGCACATCGGCTTGGTCCGCCAGCGACTTACGCTTCTCGATGACCGCTTCGCGCACTGCTGTCATCAGAGACTTACAACCTCACCGGTGGTGAGTTGGTAGGACGCATCGCCCTTCGCTACCCGGACATTGCCTAGTTTTGTTTCGAGCACTTCGCCTTCCGCTTCGGGGTGGAAGACAGAGGAAATCTGGTGATCGCGGTTATGGCGCGCGTGAACTAGCTTGGTCATCTCATGCCAGCCAATGATTTCGCGCGATCCAGCATCGTCTGCTGGTGCTGCAGCTCCGCTTTCGCCAGCTTGCCCGAGTCCAGCGACGATTGCAGCATCGCCTCCAGCTTGTTCAGCAGCGACAGCATCAACCACAACTTTTCGCGGCCGTCCTGGTCCCTTGCGGGTGACTTTGTCCATTGTTCGGTGATCTCCTGTTTGGCATCGGCGAAAACCTGCTGGAAAGCCTCGTTCTCGAGCACTTCCTTGGCACGGTCTGCGTTGTAGATGCGGCCTTCAAGGGTCATTGCGTCACGTCCGTTGAAATCTCATTGGTCGATGCCTGGGTAGCAGCGTCATCGAGCTTCGCTTTGCTGCCGATGTTCGCCACCTGAATCTTCGTAGCCGCCTCAAGCTGCGCCATCTCCCACTTGAACGCCTGTTCGCGCTGGTGGGCGGCGTCGGCGAACTGGGCCTTCATTTGCGCAAGCTGTGCCTCGTTCTGGATCTTTAGGGCGTGCTGCTCGGCCTCGGAGCGCTGGCGGTTGTTGTCCACCTCGGCTTGCATCTGCATGCGGGCCTGCTCCAGTTGAGCATCGTAGTTGCGCTGCGCCTCGGCCGTCTGCGCCTGAAACTGGGCCTTCATTTGCTCGATCTGGGCGCCGATTTGCGCCTTCATCTGCTCGATCTGCATCAAGCCCTTCATCTTGGCCTCTTCCGGGTCGGGACGCGGCGGGGGCGGGTTCTTCTTCGGGTCGTTGAAGTAGTCGTCAGGGTTACGGTGGCCCATGAGCTTCACGATGTCTGAATGCAGGTTGTAGACGTTCGAAGGTGTCGCCACCCCGATAGCCATGGTCTGCGCCTGCTGCTGCGAGATCGCCATGAGCTTCTGAATCTGCTCGTCCTTGGAGCCGATGCCCAGGCCGACATTGATGTTCACGTCGAACATGTTGCGCCACTCGCGCGGGTCCATGTCCACCCAGTTTCCGGCGATGCGAACCTGCACCTTCTTGTCCTGATGCTGGCTCAACAGCTTGAGCATCATGCGGAACAGGTCCACGAACCCCTCCGCGAAGTTGCGCGCGATCAGGTCTACGCGCATGTCGCCCTTGTTCGTGATGATCTGGACGCCCGTGGCGGTCTGGTTGAGCGCCTTGGAGTCGTTGCCTTGTGAGTAGCGGGTCCAGCCGGTGCGCTGCTCCAGATCCATTTCCAACCACTGCATCATTTCGGTGGACGATGACAGGTCACCATGGCCCTGGTCGAGCCGTCCCACCATACCGGGCTGCTTGATACGCACGATGCCGCCCGGACGCGAGGTCAATAGGTCATCGAGGTTCACCTGACCGTCAACTGCGAAATACCGCCCGTTCACCTGCAGGAACATGTTGTCCTGCTGCGCCCGGATGGTGTTCGTCATGATCTTCTGCGACTCCATCGCCAGGTCGGCAATGGACAGCCCGAAGAACTTGTGCGGCATCGGAACCGGCGTGATCGAGATGAACGGGGCTGCATCGCATTCCTCGTTCTCCAGCAGCACGTCGCCGGCGATCGTCACCTTGCGAAGCTCGGCAATGCCGTCGCCGTCATAGTCGCAGCGCAGGTAGAGCTCGTTCACCCATACCGGCCGCTGGGAGTCGTCGCCGGAGTTGTCCGTGCCGATGGATGCGAATTCGTCGTCGTAGCTCAAACGAGCCACGCGCTCCGCATTCAGCGAGGCCGCGGCGTCGTCGGAGCCGATGTTGTCGATCTTCGAGCCCGAAAAGCCCATGGAACGCAGCTCAGACAGTGTGCGCGCCACCCGATGCCCCACCATGCGGGCGGTCGAGATGGACTTGGCCTCGCGC